AACGACCATTTATTTCTACTGCTGCATGCTGTGCTATTAATCCACAATTTGCGCCAAGTTGTCTTAGGCCAAAAGTAAAAGGTGTACCAACAAATTGAATACCGTGCAAAGATGTATCTGTCCAAACTAATATTTGCCCTGATGATTTTACAGCACCTACTATTCTAGAACCATCTGATATACGCAGCGAACCAGCTTCATTAGTTGATACTGGTGTGTAATCAGTTGCGTCTTCTCGATCAGAAAATCTAAATAATAAATCATCTTGTGTCGCTGTATTACCTATTGTTGTTTCTGTACCAAAAATCATTAAATGTCTTGTATCCGTTGATACCAAACTAAATCTAGATGCAGTAGGAGCATTAGATAAAGCTGTTGCTCTTGCGTCTATTGAACCAGATATATCTTTTATATACGTGCTAGCATTTAAGACTGTAGCAATTAAATCTTCACCAAAATTGTCTAAAGACCAACTTCTCGCTGCAATTGTAATTTCTGAAGAGGTGCTTGGTTCATTCCATTTACCCGCACTCCAAGTATCTGTACCCCATCCATATCCATAAGTGGAAGCAGTGGGTCCAATATTAATTTGATAGTTAGCATTACCTGATCCACCTCCACCAGAAGTAGATCCAGAGGCTGTGTCAGTGTGTGTTACTGTGTATGTGTTAGCGTCAACATAAGTTGTAACTTCAAACTCGTTGTTCATGTCTAAACCGTCTATTGCAGAGAATGAATCAAATGTAACAAAGTCTCCTTGAATAGCGCCGTGGCTTGCGTCTGTTACGGTGACTGTTGTTGTACCGTTTGTTGTAAAAGGATTTGTTAAAGCTGCTGTTTCTCTGATTGGTGTAATGTCATAAAGGGCACTACCTGAGTATAAATATAATTTTCTGTCTGTACCTAAAGCAAGGTATCTGGTTCCATCTAAACCAATCCAGCTATGCGTATCACGGACGACGCCCACAATAGTTTTATTTGGATCTGGTAAATAAGACCAACCATTCCATCTTTCAGGCTTTCCATAGTGAAAACGTACAAGATTTGAGTCAACATACTTACGTTGATCCCCCGCTGAATAAGCGGTATCTTGCTTGTCAATGCCTGGCTGGAACTTTAAATCTACTAATTTCATGGCCAATTATTCTACCTTATTTTATCATAAAGCTAAAGATCAATTTTAGGTTCGAACCATATAATAATGGCAAATCTAGGAATACTGTTTTTTACTGTATATAATAAAGGAGAGTGATAACAATCAGAGGCATTAAATAAAACAGCTCTATTTGGGTAACAACCAATAGCCGTATTTAAATCAAATCCATCGTCAGTAGGCTTATAAAAACCTGTTCCAGCGTTTAATTTGGAATCTCCCTGTAAATAAATAATAAGATGTTTTTCTGTTGGAAACTGTAAGTCATCTACATGCGGAAGAGGTTCTTTTGTATTTACTAAAGTAAAAGCAGCTAAATGAAGATTTTTTATACCAACTTTAAAATGTTTTATAATAGATTTTTCTAAATCTTTTAGCAAATCATCATCCTTATATATTTTATTTGAATAAAAAACATGTTCAGCTTTGTTATATGTTATCTCTTTTCCGTAATTTAAAGTAGCACAGTAAACAGATAACTTTTGAAATAAATCTTTAGGTAAAAAATTATCTTTTACTTGTAAGTCTAAATTCATTTCTTTTCCTGTGATATAAACTGCGTGGCCACGTTGCCTTTGAATGAGTAATTACCCATATGTGTCATACCACTTACAATATCAGCGTATATTTTACCACCTATTTTCTGCCATAAACGACAAAAGGCATAGTCTTCGGACAAATATCTTTTAGTATCAGGCTCTATCATTGTGTCAAAAAAAGCATAGTTCCAATCAGATGTATCATGATAGCCAAAGGTTTTGTCATGAGGATCTCCTAAATGTTGATCAGATTTAAATCTAAGATGAGGATATGCTAATGCCATTTTTTTAAAGACATTTCTTTTAATTAACATAAATCCTGTGGCCCCATCTAATACTTCTATAAATCCTTTTTTTACTATTACTTTCTTTGGATTTTTAACATTTAAATTATATTGTAAAGATGCTGCATGTAACTCATCTTCTTTAATGTTCGGATTTTCCTTTACTCTTCTAATTGCTTTTGTCCAATCAATTACCTTTCGTGGATACACCCCCGTTACCACATCTTCATCTAAGTCTAACATACGAAAGACAGACTCAGGATTAAAAGCCAGATCAGCATCAATAAATAAAAGATGGGTGTATTCTTCATTATCCATAAATAACTGTACTAATGTATTACGAGCCCTTGTTACCAAAGACTCGTTACCAATAGTTCCAAATTGTAATTCTATTTTTTTCTGTGCAGCTAAAGCTGTAAGCTGCAAACAACTTTTAAAATAATCTGCCGTAAGCATGTTACCATAACAAGGTGTGCCAATAAATATTTTAGTCACAGTTTTTCAAAAGGAGATGGATTATTTATTGGTTTAAACTCTGTACTGTATTCACCATTAAAATTAATAGCCATAGTAATTCTTGTTTCGTCACTTGTATTTGCTGATACGGAGTGTGCTTGACAGCCTGAAAAAAAAATAACACTTCCTTCTTTAGGTGTGACTTTTTTAATATTAGAATCTTGATTTTCTTTTTGTAATCTAAATCTATCATCTCTATGAAAAAAAAATTCACTAGGAGATTTTTCTACTTTGACATAGTAAACAGCGGAAAGTATACAATTGTGAACATGCTGGTATGCAAATTGATTTTTTTCATACCAATTTATCCAACACTCCATAGGATTAAGGTGTGGAACTTCCCAACCATCGTCTTTAATGCTTTGCGTAATTATATTTCTTATAACATTTTGTGTTTCAAAAACAGCAAAGTATCTACAATGAGAATCCCACGGAGTTTTGTGAGCTTGTACAGGTTTATTTTCTTTGTTTTCCATAGAAAATTTATGAATATTTTTATTTTTTTCTACTGTAATAATATCTTCTAATTGTTTTTTCCAATGTTCATGGTCAGGCATTACAAAAGACCACATATTATCTGTAAATATATCGTGTTTATTAACTTCTACTTGCATAATGTACCCCCAAATATTTTATTTATCATTGTAAGTCTAACTTAATAAAATTATCAACTATGATTTTTGGTTCTATATCTATTGCGTAAGGATGCTCAGTTACTAAATTACAATTTTTTTCGTACCCATACATAGTATGTTTAGTTGTTCCCCATAACACAACTCCTTTTTTATTAAAATCTTTATTTGAACACATGTGTTGTAAACTGCTGTCTATACATAAAAACGACAAACAGTATTTAGCTAAAATCATAAAGTCTAATTTGTCTGTAAAAATACTTTGCGTTGTATTAAAAAAAGGTTCATGCTCATTATCATGACCAAAAACAATAATGTTTAAATCAGGTATTTCTTCTTTAATTAAATTAATAACCTCTTGACCATGTTTGTAATTTCTACCCACATTATTAGAATTATACATATTTTGTTTAATAGCTTGACCTCCTGTAAACTGTACTAAAATAAATTTACCAAGTTTTAAAATATCAGATTGTATTATTTTTTCTCTTTTTTTATTTATTTGAAAATTAGGTGCAATATTATCTACTTTTACATCATACATGTCTGCCCAATATTTAATTATATGACTTTTTCCTTTTAAAAAATTTGTTTTATTTGGTTCATTAAAAATTATGTTTTTATAATTATTAAAAAAAGTATGAAAAGTATCTTTAAAAGGATCAATATTATGTAAATGAGATGACAATACTCTATCATCATTTTGAAAGAGCTCAGGACACGCTGACATTAAAGCTAATTTTCTTTTTTCTTTTTTAAATAAAGCGTCTAACAAAGCTGTAAACTGTAAGTGTTTACCAACCCCTCCTTCAATAATGTGTAAATCAATCATATTTTATTTTTCACTGTAACTCACTGTTAAATATTCTATCTTTTTTATCCAACCTTTAGGTATTGCTATTGCACCTCCTCCAGACACGTCTTCTTTGTCTTTACTGTAAGATCTCATAATAACTATTTTTTCTTTACCATTATGAATCATCCACCCTACTTCTTGGCACACGGCTAATGGAGCATTAATAACATCTTTTATATCAAGCCAACCTGTTTCTGTATCACGAGCATCAAGCCAAGTCACACGGACCATAGGTGTTTTATTTATATCAAACATTTTCTCTGTAAAAAATATTAAGTGTATATCTTTTAGAGCTATCTCCAAATGATTCTAAATCTGAGTGTGGTATTTTT